CCGCGGACAGGCCCCTGTTCGAGATCACGTAGGTGACGCTCGGCCGCCAGGCGGACCAATGCATTGGCGGGCACGCGCGCGGCCCGTACGGCGAGTGCGTAGACCTCGACCGGATCGCGCGGCTTAGCGGAGGAACCTTGCCGCCGGGTCTTCATTTTTGTTCTCCACTACCGACACCCGGGTCCTGTCCGCCGGTGTCATGCCAAACGCGGCAAGCCACCGATGCACCCGGCGCTCCGCATCTCGCACCAGCGCTACCTCAGGATAGGCCCGGTGCGTAACCCCGCCGGCCGCGGTGACGTTCTCGTATGTCAGCCCCGGCCGAGCCGCGAGCGCCGCGCGCGCGTTGTCAAGATCCGCCGCGGCTTCGCATAGATTGGAGAGCGCCACCGTATCGGCCGCCGTCAGGACGCCGAGATCGTTGAGCAGCTTTGCGAAATGCCGCCATGCCTTCTTAGCTCCAGCGCTCAAGTCCGGCGGCATCGCTGGCCGCTTGCGTTTCGGCTGTGGCTCGTGAGCGTTGGAGCGGTCGTGCCGGAATGTGCCGGTGACGATCTTTAGCGCTGTTGGTTTTCGTGGTCGTCCTGCTGTCATTGTGATAAGTCCTTGGTATTAAATATAGAAAAATCGCCGCGAAAAATTTCGCCAGCGAATCAAGGGAACCTTGGATCGCATGACACGAGGCCCCCCCTTCCGATTTTAGACCCCCTTGGGTCTCATCTCTTCCCCGCCCGTTCCTTAGCCGTCTTTTTCCCATGACATGCATTGCACAGACTTTGCAGATTGTTGTCGTCATACTTGCCATCTGGATTGACAGTCAGAGGAACAATGTGGTCCACCATCTCAGCCTCGACGACCAATCCCTTCTCATTGCAATGCCGACATAGCGGCTCGTCTTTCAAATGCTGCAATCGAACGCGGCGCCAACGCCGGTCATCATAGACGTTGAGCGTCCCGCTGCGGCGCGGCTCGGATGATGTCTTAGCGCCCGTAGGGCGGCGCGGTCTAAGTACGGGTGGGCGGTACGGCATGGCGCCTGCTCTCCAGTTTGATGACATTGCGTCGCTCAAGATGCGGATATCCGCACTCGCTGCCGCACGCCAGTACACGCCAAAGCTTGAGCAACTGGCGCCAGCGGTCTTTATCGCTGGACGATACATGGGGTTTCATCTTGCCTCGCGCCGCTCTCTCCCCAATGCCGCCTCCAGCATCGCAACGCGCCGGCTTGCCTGCTGAAGGCGCCATGCTAGATCGCTTCTCGCCTCGAAGAATTTCTCCGGATGAGTCCCAGCTGACGCGCAATGCGTTGACGGCTCTAACGAGCTCAGTCAACTCAACTGACGCGGCCGGTTCAGCGGCGGCCGGCAGGGCAGCGGCGTCGGCGCGGCGGGCGGTCACGCGCGCCCAGCTTCTGCGATGAAATTCACCATGTCCAGCATGTGAGCTTGCGGCCAGATCTTTCGGACCGACTGCGCCATTACCTGATTAAGATTGCCGGCGTGCCTTACAGCGCAATCCGCACATAGCGACCAGAATAGCGCGTTCTTGGAGTTCTCGGGATCGCCTCGACCAGGAAGGATGACGGCAAAGACCGATGGCGGCGCGGACGAGCTAAATTCAAAATCGCAGGTCAGACATAACGGCTTTTGCTCATCAATCTCCTTTAGATAATGTGCGACTGCGCTGAGCATCTTGCACGCCAACTCGTCACCGACAGAACCGGCGATGAGCCAATCTGAAATGTTGTCGATCGAGACCAAATAGACGCTTAAGAGACCTCCGGCCTCGTTATGGAGGTCTTGAATTTGCCTTTCGAGGGTTTTGCGACTGCGTTGTTTTGCTGTCGCTATCGCTGCTCGACGCTGGACCCGATTCACGCCGTAACCCCAAAAATTTCGTAACCTAAAGAAATGCTAAATCTCCGAAACCCGCAGAAATCCTAGCTTTGTTAAACATGTTAAACATGCCACCTTATCGGCCGTTACACGCGCGCGCGCACCCGCGCGAGACGCTGGATAAGGGAGCATGTTTAACATGTTTAACAAATGGCGGAATCCCTAGGGTCTTTGATGCTGGCCCGGTACGTACCCGCTGCCGAGATTGAGATTGACAGGGTATGGATCAATCGTTTTCTTAAGCGCTATTCCATGAAAAATCGCCTGATTGGTCCCGCCCTCCGATCCGGGTTTAAAGCCCCGCTTTTCCAGCTCCATTGTCAGCATCTTTTGACTTCCTGAGAACTCGCCAGACGCATCGGCCCACTCTTTCCAATTTGCATAAAGCAGCGACTTGCGCTGTTGGAGGCTAGCATCAGCATCGCAGCGCTCGGATATCCAGTTGCCGATGGCGTCCTCCTCCGCCAGGTAATCATCGGTTGCGGCCCTGACTGCCGCCGGCGGATTGAGCCCTTGCTTCTGCCATTCAAGGCAGCCGTTGACCGCCCACTGCAGGATGCCGGGCCACTCTGGTTTCAGTTTATCGAAGAGATTCTTGTCGCGCTTCTCTGCTGCAATTGTCACTATAAATGGCACCAGATGAAACCGCCGTCTGATCGCCTCGTCGACACTACGCAATGACGGCTTATGGTTGCCTGCAATGACAAGCTTGAATTGCGGCCTGAACGTGAAGAAATCCTGACGCATATACCGCGCGGAGATTGGATCGCCTCCGGTTAGCGCCTTGACCTTGCTTTCGGCCCAGCGCCGACCGCGCTCGGTCTCTTGCGCTACGACGAGGCGAGCACCGCGGAGAAAAGCGAGCTCGGTTGGGTGGCGATCACCGCGCGTTTCGAGGAACATTTCCATTGGAGCGACGCATGCATAGTCGCCCCAAATGGCGGTGAGGGTGTTGAGGAAAACGCCCTTGCCATTAGCGCCGCTGCCGTAGAGGAAAAACAGCACATGCTCGACCGTCTTTCCCGTCATGCAATAGCCGGCCATCCTTTGTAGGTAGGATTGCAACTCCTTGTCATTGGCCGTAACCGTATCAAGAAACTTTTGCCACAGTGGCGTTGGGCAATCGGGGTCGAGGTGCGTAGCCGCGATTTTGGTGATGTAATCCTCGCGGCGAGGCTCGTAGTCCTCACCAGTCTTGAGATCGATTGTCATTGTTCCCTTCGCTGGATATTGAATGCAGTATCATCAACGTCCCACTGGTCAGTAGTGGCGGCTTGCCGGCGGTCTGCTCGGGCGAGACGCTCAATCGAGGCGACGACAGACGCTTTGGCGATATCCGGATCAATGGTGCCTGCTTTCGAGAATTTGCGCGCGACCAGCCGCGCCAAATCAAAGGCCGCAAGCGTGGTCTCGAATTCCCATTGTGCGCCGTTCCATTGCAGCCAGCGGCCCCAAGCGGCGACATAGCGCAAAGTCTCGGCGTGCAGTTCCGAGAAATAATTCGCATATTCATCCTCGGAATTGGGACATGGAATCTGATCGTCGGAGACGGACGTGCTGCGGGCGCCGGGAAACGGGATCGTCTCGGCCATCAGGATGCCCGCAATAGATCATTGAAATCTCGCCCTTCGGGCGGCCTAGCAATGATGACCTTACGGCCCTCAGCAAGCCAGCGGCGAGCGGCCTCGTGCGCCGCCCTAATACCAGGGATATCGGGATCGGCGGCAATGATGACTTCCGCGATATAGGCGGGCAGGATGAGGTTACGGAGACCTCCTGTTGACAATGCGGCCCAGGTCGGAACGCCCGTCACCTGCGTATATGCAAGGCCGGTCTCGATCCCCTCTGTGACAGCTAGTAACGGCCCTGCTGGGGCGAGCGGTACTGCTCCACCTTTGCACGGACCCAACGACATCTTGACTGGATCGAGCTCGGCTTTGCCGCTGCCATCCTGCCGCAGAAACGTCCGGTGCAGCCCGACACATTGATCCGTCCGACCTTCGATCACGACTGCCGCGACCATCATCGGATGGTAGCGATCAGAGTTCGGATGTCTGCCGAATGCGAAGCGTAGCACTGTCGAGGGTATTAGGGCTGTATAGCCACGGACCCGCAGATAGGTTTCGGCGACGGTGTTGGCGATCGGCTGCGAGCGTCGCCATAAGGCGGCGACTGCGGCGTCTTTGCTGGAGTCGGAAACTGGCGTAAATTGCGCCGATTTCCGACCCCGTGTTCTGGGCTGCTCGCGCTCCGGCTCATCTGGCGCCAACCCTGCTTTGCGCAGCACCGCCCACAGATCACACTGCTCACATCCGCCCGCAGCGCAGTAGAGCAACAAGACCCCGTCGCGCTCAGTGACAGAGAAGCCGGTTTTGTAACCGCAGCATGGGCAGGTGCCGGTGTATTCGCGGCCGGAGCGCCGTAGGCCGAGCGCGCGGGCGATCCCCTCGGCGGTCATCGTCCGCCCCTCTCGGGTCGTAGCTGGACGACCTTTGGATCCCCACGGCCGTGACTGCATACGAGGCCGGCCGCTGGATTTTGAC